TACTTTGCTGTATTTGTTATTGTGTATATGCCATTAGCATATTTGTTACGACTAAACATTTACGCCTCCACTTGGCGTGCTGTATTCTCATTCGGGGTAATGTTTGCTTCGTAGCCCAGCAAACTTCTGCCACTGCGACTCATGTTTAAAAATGTTGGGATAGCACTTTTTAAATCTGTAGTTGTTTCAAACTGTGCAATAATATCTAATATAAACAAGTCTAGTTCATTTGCTGCTTGTACAACTGCGGCAGTAAGCGCCGCGGCAGCTTGTTCGTTGTTAGTTCTTGCTACAAAAAAACTTTTTGCTGCTTCATATTCTTGATCTGTCATCTTAATAGGAACAGTAAAATAGTTAGTGAAATAATCTTGTACACGTTGGTCAAAATTATCTGCTGGATTTACTATTGGTAGATTTGTTTCTTGTGCCATTATAGATTACCTAGTCTTACTCTTTCACTGTAATATTGTTGCAATTCTTTACTTAGGTTAGGATCTTGTAAACGTTTCTTTGCATGATCAACTGATAACCGTCTTGAATTTACAGTCTCACTCGTTTTGGTGTAAGTTGTTACATCGCTTATTTTATTAGGTGCACCGATAGTACCTGTTGAGTTTGGTATAGTATTAGCATATCCAACATTTTCTACTTGTGTATTTGATGTTGTGCTTGTAAATAGCGGAGTTCCTATACTTTGTCCCTGACTACTAATACTGTCATTTGTTCCGTAGTTAGTTTGATTGTTAACTACTATACTTGTAATATCGTTTACATCAAGATCTTTTATAGATGCCTTGCCAATAAACGGTACTAGTATATTACTTGTAGGTTTTTGACCAGACAATACGTTACTTGCAACTTTTCCTAATGCTGTATTAAGCACACTTCCAAATGTTAAGTCAGACAAGTTATCAAACAATATGCCTTGATTGTTAATAGTGCCTAAATTATTGCCATTGAATAAGTCTGTTGGACGTTGTCCATTGGTATTAACAAGTTGTCCATTAATAAATGCTTGTCCGAATTGTTCTCCATTACTTAGATCACTAGTTTCAACATCGTAGTGCAGTTCGCCAAAGCCTGTAGGTGCTGTATCGTTTACATATCCGCTTGCATACTTTACAGTTTCATAAGCAAGTGACATACTATGTTGCATTAATCCACCATTTGCATAAGCATGGTTATCATGATTAAAACTTGTAATAATAGGATTGATTAGTGTGTACTCTGCAAACTTGTGGTTATGCATGCTGTAGATTTTAATGGCTTTAAAGAAACGTTTATTGCCGTTTTGCATGCCCCACTGTTGCTGTGTTCTATTTGCATATCTATCCTGTGTGTTATAACTGTTGCTGTCTAAACTATAACTTGGATCTTTACTGTAAAATGCATAATACTTATGCCAAAGATTTCGTATAAGTTCTTTTACATCATCATGAAATGCTACATTTACTGGATTGTAACTAATCTTATGATGTGTTTGTACTTGTCTATTATACTGATTATGTGTTTGTACATCAATGCTGTATGATGGCAGATCTATGCTTTTAACAAGAATGGGCATCTCAAGTTTTTCGACTGTGTTAAACAGACCTTGTGCTTCTGCAGTAAATTCAAATACTACATGAAAGAGATTGCCGTGTCTAGGCTGTAACTCGTAGTTATTGTCAACAAAAGTGCGCGACGCATGTTTATAGTCGCGCATTGTTTCGCCTTGCTGTAAGGGTGATAGTAGTGGGTTTACACTAGCCATATGGAATAACTCCTATTAGCCAGTAATAGTTTGACCTAGTGTTCTCGTTACCGCTGAACCAACGCCGTCACCTAATGGTGATTGTACAGCATTGTCAAATCTAATACTCATTGCAACCGTTGCAGGTTCCTGACTTGCATAGTTAAGATCACCATAGTTAATGTTCTGAATAAAGCAGCCGTATAATTCCCATGTCTCAAGTACACTTGGTGCGTTTGCACCGTTGCCGCCGTCTAGAATTTCAAAGCGTGTAATGAACTTGTAGTCAATGCCTGAACTAGCACTGCTCTGTTCCATCATATCGAACTGCTTTTGTACTTGCTCTCCGCATAATTTTGTTACGCCGCCATTGACATCGTCACGTAGATTAACTGTAACCAAATCCCATGCATGTTTTCCAACCAAGTACACTCTACTATTGTAGACAGGAATTTCAAATTCTTCAAATGTTACACTAGGGCGTGTAATATCCATAACCTGCTTTGTCATTTCTGTACGTGGACTACTAATACCAAAGTTCTCAAATGATGCACGAAAGCGGTATTTAAGTTTTGGCATAAGCAAGCCTTGACTTGCTGCACTCTGGTCACCGTCTAACGGCACTGTAAACTTTGTTAATGATGAAACTGACATTTGTTTCGCTCCTAATTAATTATAAAAGTATTTATCTAATTCCAGTCATAAAAAATGAGGGGTATTTCTACCCCCCATTTATTTTATTTTTATTTAAACTGTGCTTGCTGCCGCTGTGTTTCCGCTTGCAATTTCACCTGTGTTCTTAAGTCTGATTGGAATAAAGATGAATTCCGCTGACTTTACAGGTTCAATAGCAACATCAACATATAGTTCGTTACGATCGATTCTGCCTGGTGTGTTGTTTGTTTCATCACAAACTACCAAGTAATCAAATACGCCACGTTTTGCAACCAAATCATTAAGTGTCTGTTCAACTTGCTGCTTTAGCTCGTCTCTAGTAATTTTATCGTTTGGTTCAAACACATAGCCTGTAGCAATTGTTTGTAGTTGACGTCTTAGATATCCAACTAGTCTTGCAACGTTAATACGATCTAGCGCACTTGTGCTTGTTGCACGAGTTTTGTTACCATAGTTAAGAATACCACTACCGTTAAAGAATGCAATTGGATTAACTCTGTTTGAGTACAGTGTATCTCTTACACTCTCACGAATGTTATCGTTAACAAATGCACCTGTTACGCTGTTGACGTAACCAATACTTGCAACGTTGTCTACTAGTCCACGACGTGTACCTGCTGGTGCAAACCATGGGAAACTAATATCGTCACTTCTAGCAATTGTGCGTAACATCATATGACTTGCTGGAACAACAATTGTGTTACCACTTAGGTCATTTGTTGTTGCACTTGGATAGAACACACTCATGTAAGGATCGCTAGTTACCATTCCATCTTCATTGTTGTCTGTTGCTGCCGCTGTGTTGGTTGCCCAATTCTCAATAGCAGTACTTGTTGCTGCTAGTCTCATTGGTGTATCACCAATTACAAATGCTGTTTGGCGTCTGTCGTTGTTTAGGCTTACCATGTTGCTGATTAGCTCTGGATAACCTGGTGTTGCAATAGTGTTAAAGATTCTTGCATCTTCACGAAGCTCTGTACTTGCATCAAGTGCAGATTTCATTGCACTAACAACAACACTACGAACTGCTTTGCGTCCAAATGTAGTACCACTCTGTGTTACCCATGCATCCTTTTCGGTAGGAAGCGTTGGATATGCACTTGTGTCACTAAAGTTAGTGCGTGAGAAATGATCACTTCTAAACTGTTTCACACCATATGTACTACGTCGTGTGTTGAACAGTAGCATACCACGTGGGTAAATTGTTGGATCCGGACGGTCAATGTCTAGATAGTCACTTGTAAGAAGTGTTGCAATTGTTGGGATAGTACCAGTCACAACGTCTGTTGTTCCGTCGCCCATAAAACGTGCATCACCAAACAGTATTCCGTTTTCTGTGGTTTGGTCTGTTTTATCAATTGCTACCCATGTTGCTTCACTATTTACAGTTTCGCGTCTGTATAGTGATGGATAGTTTTCTAAATCACTTGTATCAATCCAAAGATCACCATTAACAAGTGCAGTATCATCACTTTGTAGAGTTGGTTCTGTAGTGCTAAAGATAGGACCATTTGGACTTGTGTTACCAAGTGCAAAACCGCGTGTATCAGTTATGTTTTGATAACCCTGCCAAGTTGTGCCATTATGAATCATAATGTCTGCTTCAAATCCGCCTGTATACCAGTATGCATTGTCTGATGGATTTGCACTTGGTGCACTTGTACTTGCAGTGTATGTGTCTGCAATCCAGTTACTTAGGATAATGTCAGCACTGTTACCTGCACGAATCTGCTTAGTAGTAACTGATGTTGTAAGACCTGCGTCTACTAGTGGAGTACCACTTGTGTCTTTCATTACAATTACGCCGCCTAGTGCATGTGTGATCTGGATGTTACCACCGGTTGTTACACTTGCACTTACGTTTGCTACGTTAGCTGCATTAATTGCAGTTGCAAGATCTGCAATACCTGTGCCACCTAGTGTGGCTGTGACTGCAGTTGACAATGTTGCGCTGTTTGCAACACTTGCACTAATAGTGAAAGTTTCTGACGATGTCATTGGTGTTGCTGAATTAATCAATCCAGTTACAATCAAAGGACCTGAACTGTAACGCTTGAACAACTTGTAAGTTACTGTGTCGTTTTCACTTACGTCATATTGTACATAGTAACTGCCTGCTGTAATAGCACTACCGCCTGCTGTGTCTAGGTTCTTTAGTGCAGTTTGGTCATTTGTATATGCTGGAGCATTACCGCCAACAAATGCACCAGTAGCACTATCATATGAACTTACGTCTGCTAAGAATCCACTGTTGCTTGATGTTGTTTTAACCCATATACTTCCTGCTGGACGTGGAACAGTGTCTGTTGACTTCCATGCTGGAACTGTGTAGTGTGGATCCTGTGCAATAAGTGGTCTTGCATATGTGCCTGCTGTTAGTCCAGCGACAGTTAGGATTGTTCCACTTGCATTTGCAAGAATAATTTTTCCATCTGCAACACTTCCGTTTGATTCTGCAAGGCTAGTTGCATAAATTTCAATCTTTCCGTCAACTGCGGCTGCAGTAACACCATCAATACTTGCATTGTTAATACTAGTTGCAAGAGCTGCTACAGTTGTTCCACTCATTGTAACTGTGGCTGAGTTAATAGTAATTGTGTTACCATTTACAAGAGTGCCATTTGCTAGTGTGCCAGCAATTGTTGGATGTGCAATCTGCCAGTTAGTGCTTCCTACTAGTACCCAAGCATTACTACGATTCTTGTAGTACACAGGATTGCTAGTGTTTGTTGCAACTAATGCATAATCACCAATCGCACCAATTGAAGTTTTTGGAACACCGCCTGTTAAATCTGTTGTGCTTGTAATTACTGTTGGAACTTTATTAGTAAACACG